CTTATAACGGAAGTGGTACTCAGGGTCTCGCCGTTACTAACAAGATTCAGGATCAGGAAGGCGACGTAATGTCGGTCTTCTGGAACAAGAATGACACTACTCGCCAGCTACTTCACGGTTCTACTATTCTAGAGGTTCCAGCCAGTGGCGGCTCGGGAAATGTATCGAACTGGAATAGCACTCAGATTTTTGACATCAACAACGATATTGACTGCCTTGGAGATATGTATCTCGAACTTTCGCTTGATGGTTCTGATGTAACAGGTTCTGATTTTTACTTTAAGCCCCAGGTTATAGCCGGTTTCATTCAGCGTGTTGAGTTTCAGGTAGGTACTCAGATTTGGCAGACTCTTGAGAATGTAGACATTCTTGGTCTTGCCGCGACTGAGATGTCTGAGGGTGTATACCACGAATTCAGCAACCAGGCTTCGGGTAGATTTCTATTGAACGGTACTGCTGTAAGCTGGGATCCCGCGACCAGCTCTTACAGTGTCACTGATAAAGCTTTCAAAGACACGCCCGGCCCCGACAACGTCGACTACAAGAGCAGAATTGCTTACATTCCTCTTAAGATGTTCACAAAGAGCATTGCTCCAGAACTTCAGCACTACAGCGAGAAGGTCGAAGGTGGTTACCTAATGGCTGCTGCTCCAAATCAGCAGGTTAAGATTAAGGTTTACATTGGCTCGCAGCCAAAACTCACAGCTGCGGAAACCGGGTTCTCAACCGACAATGCTCTAGGAGACACTAAACTAGCGCTTAATTTACGTCTATATGCTAAGAACATTGTCATGTGCAACGAAGAGCGTGAGCAGATGAAGGCGATGCCACTAGGCATTCCAAAGCGCATCAAGACTACACAGAATGCCAATTCCAACATCGGTGATAAGGGTGGCGTTCAAGTTATTGACATCGATCATTTTTCGCTCTACGCGTCTCACCTTCTAATTACATTCCCCAAGGACATGTACGAGAAGATTATGGGTGTAGAACTTCTACTTAACTCGAGCTCTTTCTCGGGTGAGCTTCCAACATCACTTCTCGAGATTATTTCTTCTTCGATGAACTTGTATAACAACAACTACATCGTAAATGGTGAAGACATTGATCTATACGATACTATTGTATTCCCACTAGCTTCCCGTGCTTACTCGGGTTCGTCGGTACCTCTTAACCGCTTCGACAACATCCGTCTAAAGATTCGTCACACTAATACGGCTGGCGATGCGGGCACTTTCAACGTAACATGTGTTGGTGAGACCACTGCTCTTTACAAGGGTGGTGCCGCTTCGCTTGCGATGTACTAAAAATTAATTAGATATGTTATGTAATGTGTATAAATTGAATAATAAAATGTATGTAAATGTCTAAAGAACTAATTTTAATTTTATTACGTATTAAATTTAAAATTATTTTCTTTTATATATTTAAATAAATACAATATGTCTGGAGCTGTAGCCGCTCATGCTGCTTATAACGGAAGTGGTACTCAGGGTCTCGCCGTTACTAACAAGATTCAGGATCAGGAAGGCGACGTGATGTCGGTCTTCTGGAACAAGAATGACACTACTCGCCAGCTACTTCACGGTTCTACTATTCTAGAGGTTCCAGCCAGTGGCAACAACGGTAATGTTAATTTTGGAGGTTCTAAGATTTTCACTATTAACAACGACATCGACTGCCTCGGTGAATTATACCTTAATATGAAAGTAACCATTGTGAACAATTTTAATGGTACAGACTACCCCGCATGGGGTGGCAACGTTGATATGGGCGCAGTAACAGCCAGTGGTAACCGTCCAAAGTTTCAGTTCAAGTTGGGTGCGTTAACAAATATCATCGAACGCATTGAATATCAGGTTGGTACTCAGATCTGGCAAACTCTTGAGAAAGATGACGTACGTGTAGTATACAATACAGAGATGTCGGAGGCTGCTTACGACTCTGTTTCGAGAAGAAGTCGTCCATCTAACAAGGGTTCCGAATACGATACCCAATACGCAACAAAATGGGGCAACGTCCCGTACGGTCCTGACGCTACCGATGATGCCAGTGAATTTGGTCCTGGAGACGATGTTGACGTTACATTCATTATTCCCGCCCTAACTAAGACTCTTGCTCCTCAGTTAGAGACTTTCACAAACGTTTCGGAGAGTGGTTATCCTCTTGCGGCGGCGCCCCATCAGTCTATTAAGATCAAGATTTACCTTGCCTCAACTGACAATGTAAGCGCTACTGTCCCTACTGTCGATGATACGGGTGCTACTTTATCTGTAGTCGCTGGTGATTCTATACTTTTAAATGTCGATGATTCTCCATACCTTTCATCTATTACACTCACAGCCACAAACGTAAACGCCGGGACCCCAACGGCCAGCGAGAAATCTTTCGGCCCTGCTCCAATTTCTCTAAAGTCTATTAAGCTTTATGCTAAGCACTTAATTATGTGCAACGAGGAGCGCGATCAGATGAAGTCAATGCCGCTAGGTCTCCCAAAGCGTCTTAAGATGACCCAGAACGCTTTGATTACCGATGTATCGAATGTTCTACAGAAGACCATTGATCTTGATCACTTCTCGCTATACGGTTCGCATCTAATTATCTCTGGTAATCTTGGTAAGGACGTTTACATCAAGAGCGCTGAGCTCAAGTTGAACTCGTCTTCATTCTCCGGCGTTCTACCAGCTCAGATGCTCGATTATGCCGCCGCCTCTTCGCTTGGTCTATATGTCAATCGTGACATCGAAAGCGATCAGACTGAGGCTCTTGATGGTGTCGGTATCCTTGTATTCCCCCTCGGAAGCTCTGGTTATTCGGGTTCGTCGGTTCCACTTAACCGTTTTGACAGCATTCGTCTAACTTTAGCTTTCACCGGCAAGCCAGCCAGTTCTAGTCCATACATTAGCATTACATGCATCGGTGAGACCACTGCTCTATTCAAGGGCGGTGCCGCCTCGCTCGCCATGTACTAAATAAATTAAATAATTAAATGTGTATTTAATTGTTGTGTGTGTTAAATAATATAAATAATTATATTTTACTTATATTAATTAACGCCATGGGAAGAGGAGCTCATGCTGCTCATGCCGCTTATAATGCAAGTGGTACACAGGGTATATCAGTTACAAATGAAATAAATGAAAACGAAGAAATAAAGTCTGTTTTCGTAACACAAAATGACACTTCTAAACAAATATTACATGGACACAATATTTCCGAGATGACGTGCGCTGGTAAAACAGAGGGTATCACTTCTGAAGGATACAAAATTTTCACACCAGATGAAAACAGTGATATGCTAGGAGACATTTATTTGAATTTTGAAATGGATTCGGAGATATCAGATTTTGAGTTTGTTGACACGGCACAATCAAATTCGAGTTATCCTCTTCAAGAATTATCACGGGATGATCTCACAACATCTTTTACTGCAGCAGGGGCTGAACTTAAATATATGGAATTAGATTTAACCACTCGCGAAGTGCCACCTGTAGAGAGTCTTACTTTAAATATGAGAACCGTTAATAAAATTAAAACCTTTAAAACTTCAGGTCCTACCTTTCAAGTTGCTGTAGGTCGCGATGATAATTATAATGTTGCATGGAGATATTTTGGGTCGCCAAATCCAAACGAATACGGTGGGTGGTACCATATGAACATTTCACAATTTGTTGAAGTTAATGACGTTATTTATGACCCATTGTTAATAGACCCCCAATACCCATACGATTTAGAATTAGGTTCTTTAATATACGGGGGTTATCTTAAAGAAAATTTAATAGGAAAAAGTTCTGGACTTTATTTTAGAAACCTTTACGATCCTATTTCGGGTTTCCAATTTACTAATGGGGGCCATCCAGCCTTTGCAAATGAGGACGCTCCTGTACGAGAACTTGCTTTAAGATCCAACGAAACCGAAGTCTTTGCATCGGACTACAATATCCCTGAAGAGAACCTACATCTTTACACACGTTATGTAACAGTAAATACGTTAAATTATAGACCTGGGTCCGGATTTATTGTTTCGGGTAAAAAATATGACGAACCTAATATAAATACCTCTCATATACTTAAAAATGTCACCGGCTCTCTAAAATATACTGTTACCGGCTTAAAATTTGATATGATACATAACGCCTACTTCGTATCAGAAGAAGATTTTAATTCCGAACGAGAAGTGTCTTCAGTTTTAAGTATAAATGATAATGGAATACAGAAAACTCTTTTATCATGTGGAACTAGATATAACACGATGTTAGGTTTAGATACATCAGGTTTAATCATAAGAAGCTACGACAACGGCGAAACGTGGGAACACGTTGAATTCTACTACGGTTCAACATCAGCAGCAAATAACACTCAAAATGGAATCACGCGGGAGACGGAGGCAGTCAAAACTGATGGTAGCCCTGAGGATTATGATTTAGGAGTTTATGTGCCGCCAACCACACCGTTTGACTTCACGACGTCCGACCCAGATTTTAAATACTTCATGCCAAAAGTTTCACAACTTCATACAAATGACACTGGTGTATGGACGGCTATAGGTCAGCAGGGTCTACAATCTGCTTCAAACAATGAAAATGATAAATATAGACAATTTGTGTTCAGATCTATTGACGATGGTGAAACATGGCACCCAATTAGACTATATACATACCCTGATAATCGTGAACTTAACAAGGTTCAATTTAATTCAATATTAGTAGATTACGTTACAATTTATTCAACAGATCAAGAAGATTGTAAAATATTGATGTCAGTTCCTGCAAATACTACTATGATATCTGTCGAAGGGAGTGACGATATGAGTGAGTACATACCGGACGGTGAAACAGTACCCAAGACTCATGATAATGTTGGTTATGTTTTAATGACTATCCCCAATTTTATCGGGTTAAACCCGACTGTTACGCCAATACCAGCAATAGGATACCCTTACCTGTTCTCGCGGTACCTTTTAACATCTCATAGGATAACACCTTACTACCACGGCGAAACTGAGACTATAAGCGATACTTATTTCGGGCTTTATGATCTTACAGGTTTGTGGAATCCTTCTGCAACTCCGACACTAAATGATATCAAGTACACCTTTTTAGGTGCTATTTCTGACGGTAGTAGAGATATCCTTTTTGGAAAAAATGTGGAATCGAATGTCGATGTTGGTATAGTAACAATAACATCTCGTAATTCCGGTCCTGAAAACCAAGAATTCTCCCGCATTCCGATTAATACTATCACAGTTAAATTAGGTACTGATAGAATTATACAGAATATGGTTTATACAAAATTAGGTATAACAGCATTTCTAAAAGATTCTAGTATTAGCGGTAACATTAAATATGAAATAATTCAATCGTCTAATGGAATAGAGTGGAAAACATTAAAGGTTATCGAAGATTTAGATGACAACGATCCTATTTTCATAAAATCTGATTTAAATAGTATTGTAATTTACTCATACAAGTCTACAAATGAATATTATAGAATATTTAAAATAACCCCTGACAATGTTTCTTTAGAAATAGACTCATTACAAAATGAATTAGAAAATATTATAGGTTTAAATTATGCGTGTACAGAATGGATAATAACAGGTGAACGTAATTTTGAAGATGTAGTGGTAAAATCTTATGACACTATTAAGTGGAGATATACAGATGTCGGGGCGGAGTTTCCTGACATATCGTCGGTTGTTGTAAAAGACAACAGACTTTATGAGCCATTGGTTATTCTTGATGAAACCCCCGAAGCCGTTGCCACTTTGCCTGTCGGCCCCAAAGCAAAAAATTACAAATTGGGAAATTTTAAATCTTATGAAGTTTGTCATTCCGCTTCCATTTCGGTTACAAAAGGTGGAGGAATTGCGGCATATGTATTACCCGATGTTAATATTTCCCACGTCGACTACACGCGGTTCGGGCGGTCTTTTCCAGATGGAGAGTTAATTCAAATAAATAGTCTCGACGGAGCGCCCGCGACCCAGCATACTACTAACACAAATGTTAATGATATAATACAGATAACAGATAGAACAATTATATTATGTGGTGAAAATAAACCATTAATCAATACGGGGTACTTCAGAG